ACGGATCTTGAGACCACGTACAGAGGTTCTGAAGTTATTCTTTGCATAGAACTCCTCCTCCAGACGGCTGCTGTTCTTGTAAAGAAAGTCCTCATACGCCTCTTGGATCGTGGTCTCCTTGATCTCGGCCTGGTTCTTGCGGACATAGCCCTCGAGGTCAGCAAGCACTGTCTCCATCTTCACCTGGCTCGTACGGCAAATGAGTGCAACGCCCGAGAGATCCGCCTTCTCTGCCTTAACAGCCTCCGCTTCGAGCTTCGAGTTGACTGAACGAACGGTATCAGCAAGAAATGCCTCGAGTTTCTTAGTCTTGTATTGAATCTCATAGTCCTTTACGAAAGTTGAAAAGAGGAATGAATCCTTACTGGCCAGGACCTTCTCCGGACTCAGGAAACTCAATAGACAGAACTTCTGGCCAGGAATCTCCTGGTCCTCCTCAAGAAAGTCCTCCTTCTCCGTATAGTTAACCTCCTTTGACATTCTAAGGGCTTACTGGTATATTTCTTTAGGGGGTTTCCACGCAGACGGCTGCGCCCAAAAAATTTCTCACCAACCAATATAAATAATGGATCTCGCTGAAGTTCTCAATCGCGCCATCAAGTATCTCATTGAGGGTATCGCCGTCGGTCTTGCAGCCGTGCTCGTTCCCCGGAAGGGCATGGACTTCCAGGAGGTCGTCGCCATCGCCATCGTCGCCGCGGCCGTTTTCGCCGTGCTCGACCTCGTCTCCCCGTCAATCGGCGTGACGGCTCGCCAGGGTGCCGGCTTTGGCATTGGCGCGAACCTCGTTGGCTTCCCCCGCTAAGCGCAGCGAGCCCTTCATGGGTAAACATACAGTTAGCGACCCTTTCTAAAGAGTCTATAACATCATCATCATACTTACTATTTTTCTATCATATAGGTAAATAGTAAATGCGTATGTCAACAATGACAGTCGCACTTATTGTGCTTATTTGCACAGTTCTCTTTGGAGGACTTATGACATCGCGTTCATATTTGGAGAGATTTGAGGATGCAAGTGGAAATCCGGTTCCGGCCCCTACTGCTCAGGCAACTCAAGCACCCCTACAAGTAATGCCTTATACGGACATTATGGCGCAGCCTATGCAATTCCAACCTATGCAACTACAGCCTATGCAAATGCAGCCCCCTATGATGGAACCCATTTCATTACCGTTTGATGCTCAGATTCTTCTACCAATTCAATCACCCACATTTAATCAATATCGTACAACTGCTGCTATGCAACTTCAGGGTGCCCCCTACGGCCAGATGGCCCAAATGCCCCAAATGGCCGGTGGATTTTCACCTGAAGTAATGGCTCAAAAGAATCTACTTTTAGACCAAGCAATGCAGGCCGCAACGACAGGTGATATGGCAGCAGCGGCATCTCTCAAACAGGCCGCCTCACAAATTGGTAGGGGTTAAGTAGAATGCGTCTTTCCAATACAGCGCTTATCCTCGTTATTTTTGCCTCCGCCATTCTTCTCTCTGTGATTAGCCCGCTCCGTGAATTCTTCACATCTCCTGGTACCATGGTGCAACTGACAACAAGTCATGTTCCCACAGCAGAAGACTATAATTACTACAATAATATCTACCCGAAGATGGTGCGTCGTGAAATTGCCGAGATGACGGGTGAGGACCCTGGTCAACTCCGCCCCTGGGCCTTTCCGTATGCCGGTGGATATTACATGAATTAGATACTGCGAATAAACCCCCATCCAAGGTCTTCACAGATCTTCTGCCAGATTTTATCCTGGGTATAAAGTTTGTCCCGATTTTTCAGTAAAGGAAAATTTGGGAGATAGTCATCCAGTTCAAGTAGTTCACAGAATTTATACAGAACATACGAATACGAAAGGAAATTGCTGCGTCCCTTAGGACAATGCTTCTGGAAGTGCGGCTGAATCTCCTTGAACATATACCGAAGTTTCTCCTCAATCTCACGATTCATCACAGGGGCATTTTTGCCGTTGAGACGATTTGTAATGTGAGGCACGTGTTCATAGTATTTATTCGCCTTGATTTTCTTTAGAATCTCACGAATCTTCGCCGGCTTCAGGCCTTCAAGTTGCGTAATACGCTCCTTCTTGAGTTCCAGTAAAATCTGATCATAGATCTCCTGCGGAATATCTGTGCACTCCTTGGCCTGGAACTGTGCCAGCCATTCGTTAAAATGATTAATACGCTTGTATGCATAATAACTGACTTCACGCGGCGGGTCCTTGTAACTCGGCTTATCACTGTCCATAAGAACAAACTCTTGGTGACCACATGTCGCACAACTAAACATGGCCTCATTTGCACTAAAAATCATTTCGGATGAGCACTCATCGCACAGTCCAAATCCACTCTCAGCCTCGACCGATGTATTTCTCGCATGGCCAGGATCCACCTTCTGTAGATATTTGTCGAGGAGTTTATCGCGTTGTAAATTCTCACCCTTCATCTCCTTTTTGAGGTCAGTCGTAGCCTCACTGCTCTCGCCAGCCGCTTCATGAAGTGCCGCGAGGACACTCCCCGGCTTCACATAATTTCTGGTTTTCTGGAGACTCTCAACTCCATTCTGAATCTTCTCCTGGATATCGTAATACTTGTAAAGAATATCACCAGTTTCCAAAAAATAATTCAGTAAATCGTCCTCCTTATCAATCGACTCAATCTCACGAGTCACTTCACGCAGGCGATTCTCCTTGAGGTTCCTTTCAATAATGTTTTCACAAACCTCTATTTCATGGGTTAAGTGTTTTTGCTGTGCTTTTAATGACTCAACTCCCTGTTTCTGTTCCATAAGTTGAGACATTTTCACTTGATGAATTGCATCGAGCGTAGTACGAGCCTCCGGATTAGACCGCTTTGTTGGCCTTATCTTGAAGTAGGGTTCACCCATACTAAATTCTATTGAGTTTTCCTGAATCTGTTTAGGCATTCCAGAAGTATTTTTTCTCTTGCGCCAAAATTTTTTTCTAAGTGAAGGTTATAAACTAAAATGACAGGTGGTGGTCTTATGCAGCTCGTCGCCTATGGAGCCCAGGATGTTTACCTCACGGGTAACCCCCAGATCACCTTCTTCAAGGTGGTCTACCGTCGCCACACGAACTTCGCCATGGAGGCCATCGAGAACCCGTGGAACGGCGCCCCCAACTTCGGCAAGCAGGTTACGTGCACGATCCAGCGCAATGGTGACTTAATCTACCGTATGTACCTCCAGGCCACGCTCCCCAGCGTCTCCCTCCTCGCCTCTGACGGCTCAGGTGCCCAGTTCCGCTGGCTCAACTGGGTTGGTCACAACCTCATCGACTGGGTCGAGCTCCAGATCGGCGGCCAGCGCATCGACAAGCACTATGGACAGTGGCTCCACATCTGGAATGAGCTCACCCAGGAGCCTGGCAAGCAGGCTGGCTATGCCAAGATGGTTGGCAACATCCCCCAGCTCACCAACCTCCTTGTTCAGGGCGGCGAGACCTGCGACAACTACTGCTCAGGTGGCGAGCCCAACACATCCAACGAGGTCCTCAACTGCTCCCCTGAGTACACTCTCTATGTGCCGCTCCAGTTCTGGTTCTGCCGCAACCCTGGTCTTGCGCTCCCGCTCATCGCGCTCCAGTACCACGAGGTCCGCATCAACCTCCAGTTCAACGACCTCACCAACCTCTGCTGGGCGTTCACCCCGCAGGCGTCCTCCACCACGGCCATCCAGACCCGTGTTGGCAACAACGGCCTTGTTGCGTGCTCTCTCTATGTTGACTACATCTACCTCGACACGGATGAGCGTCGCAAGTTCGCCCAGGTGTCCCACGAGTACCTCATCGAGGTTCTCCAGTTCACTGGCGGTGAGTCCATCACCTCGAGCTCCAACAAGCTCAAGCTGAACTTCAACCACCCGTGCAAGGAGCTTGTCTGGGTTGTCCAGCGCGACTCCTTCACCAGCTGCGACACCAACGTCATCAACCCCTGGAAGGGACAGCAGCCGTTCAACTTCTCTGACTGGTGGGACCGGTCAGTTCTTGAGTCTGGCTACTCCGTCACCCGTGTTGAGGGCATGGCCGGCGCCAACCCTTGCGTGACGGCGCTCATCCAGCTCAACGGCCACGACCGGTTCCAGGTGCGTGAGGGACGCTACTTCAACGAGGTCCAGCCCTACCAGCACCACACCAACATCCCCTCTGTTGGTATCAACGTCTACTCCTTCGCCCTCCAGCCGGAGCAGCACCAACCGTCAGGCACGTGCAACTTATCACGCATTGATAACACCACGCTCCTCCTCACGGTCTCCAACAATGCCGTTGGCACTGCCACCTCCTCCACTGTCTACGTCTATGCCACGAACTACAACGTTCTCCGCGTGATGTCTGGCATGGGCGGTCTTGCCTACTCCAACTAAACGCACAACTTCACAGTGGTGCGTGTTTGTATATTTTTATTTTAATTAAGTAAGTTTTTAACCTCTTTATTCAAGTAGCCGTGCTGTTTGAATACAGAAGAACTGAATAGATTTTTATTTTCTAGAAGATGCAAGAACAATACCGATAATTGCTATAGAACTCACTAGCATTCCCAATATTACATAT